TCTTAGGAAAAAGATACATGTTAGGTAACATAAGTGAATTCCAACAAGCTTTAGATAAATTAGCTAGACTCTACCAAGAAGCACCACTTAAGGGAGCAGGTGAAGAAGGCGAAGGAGGAGAAGCAGGAGAAGCAGACTTCGGCGGCGGCAGCGGTGGAGGAGATTTCCCCGGAGAAGAAGGTGGAGGAGAAGCAGGCGGTGAAGCTGGTTTCGATGATGCAGGAGGTGCAGAAGAACCAACCGATACATCAGGAGATATAGATTTCGAAGCAGGAGAAGAACCAGAAGCATAAAAAACATACTCAGTAATGAACGTAGTAGATAAATTATACACAGAATGGGCATGGAGAACTAAATTAGGAGTACCTGATATAAAGAATCCGGAAGATAAAGCTATATTAGATACTATTATTTTTGAAACATCAGGAAAGGTCTTAAACGAAGTAGCTGTCGAATACGACAAGTACCTAATGGACAATGGTTTTCCAATTATACCTCAAGCAAAAGGTAAATACAGTCAACCTCAAGGCTCAGGAGATATGAAAGTACATCCTGACGATTTAGCTACGTACCAAAAAATGTTTCCTATGAATGCAGGAGACCAGACAGTAGGTCCAGGAGAAATAGCATTATACTGGTTATTTCAGCATCAGAAAAATTCTGTTACGTGTACAGATAATAGAGGAGGATCCGAACCAGATTTAACTATTGGATCGGTAAAAGCAGAAGTAAAAGCATATAAGTCACATAATGGTAAAATAACGTTAGGTAAATTCGGTAGTCAAAAAACTAACTTAGTCCTATTAACAGTAGTTTTTGGAATACAGGCTCTGAGTTCTGTCTTGAATATGGAATCAGAAGCAAAAGTAGTTAGGCCTACAAGTTTTACAAAAAACGAATTAATAAGAGCTTTTGAATTTTATTTTAAAGTAAAAAACGCTCCAGGCTTTTTAGCAGCTGCATCACAGTTTGATTTCATAAGATCATTGAAAGAAAAAATAGACATGGTTGATAGAGTTTTACAAAACCCTAAATCACCAGAAGAAGCCGCTTCTAAAACGCTAGGAAGAATAGCAAAAGAAAAATTTAAAGTAAAACCAGGATTCGGCAATTATATAGCATCTACTTTAAAGAGTGGAGATATACACTTTTTTCACGTAACTGAAACAGCATTAGATGTCAATTTATTAGACCATGTAAGTATTTCAGCAGGTGAAGTAAAAGTTGATTATATGGCCTTATTTGGCTAAAAAATAAGTTATGGCAAAAGACATAAAAAAAATAATCGCACAAGAGTATATCAAGTGCGCTAAAGATCCGGCGTACTTCATGAAGAAGTATTGTCATATCCAACACCCTACTAGAGGTAGGATTCTTTTCAATTTATACCCCTTCCAATCAGAAGTACTACACTTATTTAGAGACCAGCAATATATTATTACATTAAAGTCTAGACAGTTAGGTATTTCAACTTTAGCAGCAGCCTATAGTTTGTGGTTGATGTTATTTCATAAAGATAAAAACGTATTAGCTTTAGCAACTACACAAGCAACTGCAAGAAACCTTGTTACAAAGACAATGTTTATGTATGACGAGCTTCCCAAATGGTTGAAGCTTCCAGCAGTAGAAAAGAATAAATTATCTTTAAGACTTAAAAACGGATCAAAAATAACAGCTAAATCATCTAATGCAGATGCTGCAAGATCAGAAGCGGTATCGTTACTGTTAATAGATGAGGCGGCGTTTATAGACAATATTGCTGAGACCTTTACTGCTGCACAACAAACACTTGCAACCGGTGGACAATGTATGGCTCTATCAACTCCTAACGGAATTGGTAACTGGTTTCATCAGACATGGGATAAGGCAGAAGCAGGTGATAATTCATTTCTACCTATAAGATTACCATGGACGGTACATCCGGAAAGAAATCAGGAATGGAGAGTACAACAAGACAGGGACCTAGGACCTAGAATGGCAGGACAGGAATGTGATTGTGATTTCTTAGCATCCGGTGATACAGTATTTGAACCAGAAGATTTAAGTTTTTACGAACAAACATACTTAAAAGAACCTGTAGAGAAAAGAGGTATAGACGGGAATTTATGGATTTGGGAACAACCTGACTACTCTAAATCGTATATGGTCGTAGCAGATGTCGCTAGAGGAGACTCTAAAGATTACTCTGCATTTCATGTATTTGACATAGAAACATGCGTTCAAGTAGGGGAATACAAAGGAAAATTATCTCCTAAAGACTATGGAAACGTATTAGTAGCTATAGCAGCCGAATACAACGATGCACTACTTGTAGTAGAAAATGCAAATATTGGATGGGCTACAATAGAACAAATATTAGAAAGAGAATATAGGAATTTATACTATAGTGCTAAAAGTCAAATGGATACTGTAGAATCATATATGACTAAATACGAAAGAGACCAACTAGTTCCAGGCTTTACAATGTCGGTTAGAACAAGACCGCTAGTAATAGCCAAAGCAATGGAGTATGTACGTGAAAAAGCTGTTACAATACAGTCTAAACGTACTCTAGGTGAGATGAGAGTATTTGTATGGAAGAACGGTAAACCACAGGCACAGACAAATTATAATGATGATTTGCTTATTGCACTAGCAACTGCTCTATATGTTAGAGATACTGCATTAAGGCTAAGACAACAGGGAATGGACCTAGCCAGAGCACAGTTATCATCATTTACTAATCTCAATGCTAAAAACCAAGCTGTTATATCAACAGTTGCTTCCCAAGGAAATAATCCGTATATTGTTAAAACACAACACGGCCAAGAAGATATCTCTTGGTTAATTGGATAAACCATATTTATAAATAAACTGTATAGATGGCAGATACTTCACTATTTAAAAGACTAGGTAGACTTTTTTCTTCCGATGTAGTAATAAGAAACATCGGAGGAGACCAACTCAAGGTTGCCGACGTAAATCAGATACAAACCACAGGTAGGTATCAAACCAATTCATTAGTAGATAGATTCTCAAGACTCTACATCTATAATAATAAGAATATATTCAATCCTAATCTGAATTATCAGACACTACGTATACAGTTGTATTCTGATTACGAAGCTATGGATACTGATCCAATTATCGCTTCTACCCTAGATATCCTAGCAGATGAAGCAACCCTTAAGAATGATATGGGGGAAGTACTTTCCATTAAATCCTCAGATGAGAATATACAAAAGGTACTTTACAACCTGTTCTACGACGTACTTAATATAGAATTTAATTTATGGTCATGGACTAGAAATATGTGTAAATACGGTGATTTCTTCCTAAAATTAGAGATTGCAGAAGAATTTGGAGTATACAACGTACTCCCTTACACTGTTTACCATATGACTAGACAGGAAGGACTTGACCCAGAAAATCCTGGGAAGGTTACTTTTCAGTTAGACCCAGATGGACTTGCTTCATCACAGGATCCTAACTATATGCCTAAAAGTAACAAAAAGGTAGTAGAGTTTGACAACTACGAGATAGCACACTTCAGACTAATATCAGATACTACTTACCTACCCTACGGTAGATCCTTCATCGAACCAGCTAGAAAGATATATAAACAACTTACTTTAATGGAAGATGCGATGTTAATACACCGTATCATGAGAGCTCCTGAAAAGCGAACATTTTATGTTAACGTTGGACAGATACCTCCTAATGAAGTTGAGCAGTTTATGCAAAAGACTATCAACACGATGAAAAAGACACCGTATGTTGACCCTCAAACAGGGGACTACAACTTACGTTTCAATATGATGAATATGATGGAAGACTTCTACTTACCGGTTAGAGGAGGAGACACATCAACAAAAATAGAAACCACTAAAGGACTAGAGTACGACGGTACAAACGATATAGAATACCTTAGAGATAAGATGTTCGCAGCATTAAAGGTACCTAAGGCATACTTCGGTTACGAAGGAGACTTAAGCGGTAAAGCAACTTTAGCTGCAGAAGACATTAGATTCGCTAGAACGGTAGAAAGACTACAGAGAATAATGGAATCTGAGCTAACTAAGATAGCTTTAGTACATCTATATACTCAAGGGTTTAAAGGTGAGTCACTTACTAACTTTGAAATTAGCCTTACTAACCCGTCTATAATCTTTGAGCAGGAGAAAGTAGCATTATTGAAAGAAAAAGTAGATTTAGCATCCCAGATGCTGGATACTAAACTATTCCCTACAGACTACATATACGATAATATATTTAACTTCTCAGAAGACCAGTATATGGAAATGAGAGACTTAGTAACTGAGGATAAAAAGAGGTTATTTAGAATTACACAGATAGAAAACGAAGGAAACGATCCTGCTAAATCAGGTAAGTCTTACGGTACTCCACACGACTTAGCGTCACTATATGGACGTAGACAAGGTGATCAAAAAGGTATGCCATTTGGTAAAGTACCTCCTGGATACGAAGATGATACACCAGGTATAGGTAAAATAGGACCTGAAGGCGGGAGACCAAAAATTAAAGCATCACACTATGGTACAAATGACGGACTAGGAGGAAGAGATCCTCTTGGAAAGCACGGTATGAAAGGC